CTCGCTCTTTATATGATGAGACATATCCAGGAGAATTAGATGTTCCTGGAACATACTCTTCACGATATTCATTACGATAGCATTTGTCTTCCGAAGCATATCCTCTTTGAGATTGATATGCTTGACGATTGCTTCGCTCACCAATACTCTCTGCACTAACAGGCAGAGCAGAGAGTAGCATCATTGTAGCGAGTGCCAGTTTCATCAGTCTTCCTCAACAAGTCGTTGAAACATCGACAAGGTATCATCATCTTCTTCTACAGGAGAAGATGCAACTGCTTTCGTTCGGAAGTCTGAAACTTCTTTACCCCAGTTCTCTACTGGTTCGGGTTTGGCAAACACTTCCTCTTCATCCTCACGAATGGTAGGAGCAGATGCATTAGAAGTCTTACCGAGAACCAGACTCAAGCGTGCTTGTAGTTGCTCATAGGACTTGAAGTTCTTAGCCTCTTCAAATTCTGCAACAGAGTATCCTTGATTCCAGATACCTTCCAGTTTGTCATCATCAAAGTTACCAAGAGTGCCAGCAGCAGCAAACTCGGACTTGTCGTAGTTCCAATATCCATCGACCTTACGAATCTTCAGTTTGAAATCTGCACCATTCCAGAAGTTGAAAGGATCGATAGGCGATTCATCAGCAAATGCAGGTTGCATTGCTTCAACCAGTTTGTCAAAGATTTTCTTGCCAAACTTATACAAGAAGACACGACCTTCGTTCTCAGGATGTGCAGGGTCCTGAACAACATAGATGTTGGCATAGTAGGATAGTTTACGCTTCTGAGCACGAGCAATCTCTTTATCACTATCACGACCACTGTTCCACAGTTCGCGATTCATTTCACCGACAGGATCATCCTTACCAAGAGTGGTGAGTGAGTTTTCAATGTACCATTGTCCACCAGGACCCTTAAATGCATGACTCCAAATCTTTGCCCAAGGCATCTCTTCGCCATTAGGTGCAGGAAGGAATCGAATAACGGCGTATCCGTTACCCGACTTATCAAGTTCAGGTTTCCAGAAACGTTCGTCAGCAGAAGAACCAGCAGCAGGCTGATTCAGTTTTTCAATCTCTCGTGTCAGTTTAGCAAAGGTATCACCCTTGCTCGACGCTTTCTTGAGACTTGCAAAAGACATTTAGTATTCTCCGTATTGAGTGTGTGTAGTTGGATTGTTTGCTACTAGGTTATCGTAGCATACTATTTAGTCCTCGTCAACCTCGCGTTGTGCCGCTTGTTCAAGTGTCATGACCATGGCATCCATACATTCCCCAAGGTCACGATACCCAAACGCCTGTGACAAGGCATTGATGCGGGTTTTCATGTCTGCTGCCTCAGGATCTTCTGATGAAGCAAGACACAATCGACCATAGAATGTTTTCTGCTTATCGATAAGAACTTTACAGTCTTCTATATGACTTAATTTTTCTTTCGTATTCATCTTCCCTAGTTGGGAAGTCATAGATGCGACTTCTTGATATGTGTTAAAGATATCTTGTAGATTTTCTTGTACTTGTTCTGACTTAAAAAAACTCATAGCTTTGTCCTAATTACTGTTAATATTTCACTCTTGTATTCCTGACAGTCTACCTTAATAAATGGTTTGTATTTTATCACTCGTTTTTTCACGTCTTTCCAGATAGGGTCTGATATTTTTTTATCAAATCTCTCAGTGTATCCTAAACATTTTTCGAATACAACCATCGTTTCTAATGTTATCTCTCCAGAAAGATAGTGTCTAAGTAATGCAGGGTGACGACCCTCCTTGACTTCAAAGATTCTATCAAACTTATCTTGATAGGGTGCTTCAAAGTTATCTAACATAAGGTGTACATCCTGTCTAAATTTATAAGAGAAAGATTCATTGTTTGCTTTCCACTGTTCGTAATTTCCGTCAGTGAAAGACTTAATATAACCTCTAGGATCTGACATAAAATTAGCGACAAAGTAGTCAAGGATTTTACTCCCATCATACTTCGTCGCTAATTTTTTAAAGAAATATCTATCACGTCGTTCTTCAAATGATTTTTCAGAGGCATTTACTTTGCCTCTGTATTTTACATAATCATAATTGTCCTTTGTGAAGTGTTGTTTTAATGCAAGGTACATTTTATACACTTCAAATCCAGTCACAATGGTAGAACTCCTTTAGATCTTTTTTTCATGTAGTTTAAACGTTCTGCTTCATGTCGCAGACGTTCTTTCAGAGGTTTAGACATCAACTTAGGAACAGTCTCCAGCTCAATCTCATTCTCTTGGCAGTAAGTTACTACTGCCTCGATGTATGTAATGAGACCGTTGCTTCGCTTCACTAACCTTTCAATCTCCTGAGAGAATTTGGTTGGTGTGAGGAATTTATCCTCGATTTGTTCTTTAGGCATGTCTTCCCCTAACAAATTCTTCAATATAGGATTTGAGTAGTTGTAAATAGTCATCAAGATTGTACTTCTGAAATACTTGAACAGTGCCCTCTTCGGTTGCGATAAGTGTGACAATTTTCTTTACCTTTAAACCTGAACGCTCAAGGAACATCGCTGCATATGCAGTCTCTTGAACAAAATAGTTCTCGATGTATGATTCCTTTTTTTCTTTCGTTGAAGTTTTAAAATCGATTACTGCCAACTCACCGTCAAATTCAGCAATGCAGTCTACGCGACCAGCTAAACCGAGATAATGAGAGTATAAGAAAGTCTCTAAACAGTGAATGTTATCAATCCTGTTTAGTGTAGACTTTGCTGATTGAAACATTCTAACAGATAATGGATTATTTTCCAAGTATTTGTCGATGTTTAGTTCTCCTTTGAAATAATCTTCTGCCAATCCATGAAAGGCAGTTCCCCTTTGAGTTGCTCTAGCAGTAATTCGATTCGCCTCGTTTTCACCAATTCTAGCTCTCCATTTCTGGAAGAACTGAGCGTTCTTAAACGATGTGACAGAGGTTACACTCGGATAGTATTTATCTGCCCCAGGAATAGGGTAGAATCTAGTACCATCCTGACTCACGGGTTCGACCTCTACATGTTCATGGAGGTCAACATTAACAAAATTAAACATTAGAAACCTAGATTATACTTAGTAAGAAGATAAGACTTGACCAGTCCAGAGCGAACAATATCATCAATCCCAAACTCAACGCAAGCAAACTCACGCATTTGTTGAAGGATATTAATAAAGTTTGAGATACCAGTTTTTTCATTCTCTTTTACCAAGTCCGATTGAGTGATATCACCACACAACATAATCTTGGAGTCTTCCCCGATACGAGTAATCATCGAATCGAGTTCGTGAAAGTTGAGGTTTGAAAATTCATCCACAATAACAATAGCATTATCAAGAGTAACACCCCTGATGAAACTTGTAGACCAAAAACTAATCGTTTCTTGTGCTCGTAGATTATCGTACAACATGTCAAACGAATTATCGTCAGGCATACTGAACATATATCTTACCATATTTTTATATGGTATCTGATATAAAGCAGATTTATCTTCATGGTCACCTGGTAGGAAACCAATCTCTCTAGTAGGTACTAACGACCTTACAATGTATATTTTATCATAAGGTGTCATTTCGTCAAGTACTTCTTGCAATGCAAGATACAAAGTGATAAAGGTCTTACCAGTACCCGCAGCACCATGAAGCAGAAGGTTCTGACCTTCAGAGTACTGTTGAAATACAGTCTCTTGATTAGGAGTCAACGGATTGATAGGAACCATATAGGACTTATCAATTGGTTTCTTCCTCCTAATTTGCTTTGCAGTCATATTAGAAACAGGATTACTTGTAGTATTCCTTTTACGTGCTCTTGGCATATCAAGTAAAGCGACTTAGGTTTGAGCGTGGATGTGCTGCTTGGACTTTGGACATTACTTCCTTAAATCCATCAGATTGTTTGGGATTGCCGTAAGTTGTACCTGCAACACCAGCGTGCCAATCCTTATCCCAATCAGGGTTATCTTCACGCCATTGCTGGTACTCAGCAACGGTGCAGCGAAACTCTTGTTTTTCGCCAGTGACCTTATTTAGTACGTTGTATAAAGGCATTAGTCTATCCTCAAAGCAGGTTGAATACAGTTGCAATCGTCTAGTTGCTCAGGGCATCCACAATCACCCTCAGAGCACCACTCAAGCGCCTCAGAGATTACTGGGAACTGACAGATGAA